ATTGCTCTTGCGATACTGAGTATCGTAAATCTCAGCAAACGGATCTTTCTTGTGAATTTCTTTCACAATCTCGCTTATTTCAGGATTGAATGAACGGTGCAAGTTCAAAAGTCCTGGATTGTTTTTGATGGCTTCAAGAACCTGTCGAGTTGTGTAATCGCTGATTTCAAAAAGACGCTGTATACGTCGATGGCTGATTTCAAAAGTAATTGATACTTTCAAGACATCGCCATCTTCGCCACCCTCAAGCGTCTCGGCTACATATTGACTAGGAATCTTGTTTGTCCTGTAAGTGTTGCTCATAGTGTACAGTATACTGCTTCTGGGACGGAAGTCAAGTGTCCTTCCAAAGTTTATCGCGAATAATCATCTGAACAGCAGCACGTGAAATTTTGAATCGCCTTGCCAGTTCAGATTGATTTATGCCGTTTTTCCATTCAAGACGAATTGTCTGGGCATCTTGTTTTGTGATGCGAGAATTTGGATTTTTTTCTCCTACACGACTGGGGAAGCGCTCCTTATTCTCCTTCCACCACTGTCCACGCGGAACGATCTTAATGTGTTCGGGGTTTACGCATGTCTTGCATCCACAGGTGTTTACTACAACTCCACCTTTGTACGCTTGACCAATGATCGCAAGTGCAGCACGACGAACATCAATGGGGATGCCCTTGTAATTAAAGACACCGTAGTCATAGCGAGTGTGCCTTCCGCCGACCCACTGAATGCAATTACCCGATGACTGACACTTAGAATAAAAAGCACTAGACATGGACTGTCTCGCTCCGCGCACGGGCAAGAAGCTCCATGCAGTCATCGTGGTCAAAACATAAACACATCACACGCTCCCAGTACTCGATAGGAGTGGTCATGCCGTCTTGTTGCAAAGACTCAACCCTTGCTTTCAGCCACATTTTTTCATAATGATGGCGAAGATCAATAGATACAAAAAGCCAATTATAAACAGAATTGGGAATAGTATTGGATGCGTGAAAGTGAGTCGTGTCATCAACCCTGTAAGGTGGAAGCCCCTTTAAGTAATCCATTTCAAGATATCCAAAAGAGTGCGTCTCCACGCTATTTGATCCAGTTAAGATTCGCTTGGAGAAACTTTCAATAGGAGCATGATTTCCGCGCATTTCCCTCGGAAACCTCATGTACATTTCACACAATAATCCGTATGCACTGAAGGTTTCAAGTGAATACGCGACCTGAGTTTCAGTCTCTGAACTGTAGAGATCCATCTCGTTTCTCAAATGAATTTCATGCAAATGAAAATAATGACTCAAGCGAAGCATCTTTTTATTTGCCCGCAAATAGTCAATCCACATCTGCAGCCTCTGATGAAAGAGTCCGATGTCCGCGTGAGGAATAGAGTCGTAACTTTTCATGTCAGTTAAACTTTTGAAGTTTTTTTCTTCAGATTTTTAACCAACTGGATTAAACGCGCCCTCATTGCCAACTCTTCAGCAGGATTGGTAGAGTTTGTCAGTGCAAGCATTTTGAGACAATCTTCAACTGACATAAGAAGACTGGGAGTAGAGACAGTTTTTTTGCACTTCATACTTTGACTATAGCACACAGGACGCGCTTGTCAAGCAGTAAAGATGACTGCACATTAGATTACAAAAAGTACACACCACAGGATTACACTTGTTCTGAATCTTGGTTTTCTTTTTGTACTTTTTTTAACTCATCTTTAGTCACAATCGAGTTATGGATTTCATCGTATCCACACCTCATCGCTATGGTGTACGCGTCAGGATCAAAACCAAAAACCTGATATAGAACATACCTGTATGAGCCCCTATCTTTAATGTCGCCTTTGTGGATACGCTTACAAACAGAGTAAAAGGCTTTTAACTTATCTTCGTATGGGAGTTTCTCCCAGTATTCATCCGCATCATTGTCGTACTTCTTCTGTTCTTCTTCGATGGCATTGCACATTTCTATGCAATCCATGGACTCCATCAGGCGAGAAACTTTCTTTTTTTCTTCTTCGCTCATCGCTTTCCTTTTGCGGTCTTTCGTTTAACGCTACTCCGACTAATTTCAACTTCTGCGAGCTCTTTTTCAAGAAGGTGAATTCTCACGGATTGTATCAATCCCAGTGCTGCAAGGCAACCAGAAAAAAAGCGAATCCAACCATCTGTTGTAACAAACATCATCATTGCCATGATCGATAACCAACATATCGCTGCCTGAAGCAAAGCATTTGTCACCAAACCGAGTATCTTGTTCAGTGGATTTATCATTTTTTCTCCTTTATTGTGTTTCTTCCAACTTTTTAATTTCCAATACTTTCTCACCAGTCTTGTAGTCCAAGATAGGTTTTTTAAATGCCTCAATCATCATGCCAATGATGTCATGCATTTCTTCCAAACTTGAACCTACAACGCCTACAGGGTCTTGCGTCCATCCCATCTTGCCATCAGAATCATAGTAAACTTCATGAATGGCATAGGATGCTTCTGATTCATTTTGATAACACATGACCCTGTAGTTCCACGGCATAATTAGTCTGGACTTTCTTCAAGCATCTTAACGTAAACCTTTAGATTACGTTTTTTTGCTTCATCAATCATATGTCTTGTTCCGCGAGACTTACCATCCCATATTGCAATCAGTGCGTCAGCGTTGTTCGCCATCACGATGTTTCGCATGATACCAGCGGCATTGCCGTACTTGGTCCAGTTTGCAGGGTGCTCCTCTACCTCAACCTTGTTTGCCTCAGCCCATGATTTTCCAAGTATGTCAGCGCCACGAGCGCCACCACAAAGAACGGATGAAATCTTAAACTTTGACTCTTTGATCGCTTGTGCAATCAAGCTTCCATCTTTAATCGTTCGTGATCCTGCAATTATAACTCTCATGTTTTACCTGCTTTCAGTGCCTTGATTTCTGCGTCAAAATCCTTCATCAACTGTTCGCGCTCCTTGCACAACTTGTCGTAGCGCTTGTCGTTTTCGTCTTTACCATCAGTCTCAATTTTTCCGATGTTCTTGCAGACATCTCCATATGTGTAGAACATCTCCTCAATCTTCTGAAAGTCCTTAGCCATTACTGACTCCTTCTATCTCAGTGCCTAGAACGCTTGCCACCAACGAGCAAAACTCCCACCATTATAGCAGCAAAGCCAGCAGGGGATGGGCAATCTCCTCCACGTCTGCATTCAATTTCACCTGTTGATGGAGAAAAAGACATTGCCAATCTTTCCACGCGATCAAACTGTATAGGCATAGAAAACTGTTGGTTTACCATAGTTACGGTTTTGGTTAGATGGCCATTCAAGAAAAGTCTATGAATCCAGTAACCTTCAGAATTTCCCATAAACATAGTGTGCGGCAAATCAACCCCATTTGTCGGAGGGCTTATTGCGACACCAGTTGGAGTTGGTGCGGTGTATTCAAGTCTAAACTCAAGAGGAGACGTGAATTCATGATTTTGATAAAGACCGTTTTGCGCCTCTGTCGTGTAAAAGAAATTTCCGTCACCCAATAAGGTGGTGTAAGCGTATCCCATTGCTTCATCCTTTCGATTGAAAATCAGTGCTACAGTATTATTTGCGATGTCTTTCGATTTCTCGCACAAGTGAATCGATGCATTCCGCAGCGACATCGCTTCCTTGCTTACGCAAAGAATTTGCTATCTTTGTTGCGTTTGCAATTTTTCTAAGTATTCTTATTTCTTCCGTCAAACTTTTGTGTTCATTGTGAATGTGTTCATCCATAACGATCCTTTGATTACATTGTCTTACAATATAGTGCTATTGTTTTTACAAACTTCGTATCCTAATTTTTCTTGACAAGACGAACACAATGTCTTGTACCATCTTTGTCGGATACTCAAAACACCAGCAGCGCCACATTCATCACAGGTTTTAGAAGATTCTGCTTCTGCTTCATTAATCATTTCATAAATTTCCATATCAGCGTTCATTGCATAAAAGCGCAATGATCCAAACTTTTCTTTTATTTGCTCAATAACAAAATCTTTGTTGGCATCTGCATCGCAGGTGCGGAGATGATTTTCTATCTTAGAAAAAAGTGTGTCTATGAGCACAATCCATCCATCGCCGCAACGGAAATCAAGTCCGTAACTGCACTTGTTTTTGAAGCATAACGGGTACTTTTCTTGCCAAACTCCTATCGGATCTCTTTCTTCCATTTCATTGAATCCCTGAACATGAATGGCAATAACAATTCATAGCAACAGCACTAGCAGAGCCAACATTGATACTGCGTACAGATCCGTACTGCGGAATATAAAGTATATGATCGCACATGCCAAGAACGTCTTCAGGTATGCCGATTTGCTCCTGTCCGAATACCATGATGTAATGAACTTGTGAATCAAATTTAAAGTCATTGATTGGTGATGCATGATTTACGTTATCAATTCCGATCAGTTGTACCGATCCGCAACGTCTTCTGGACTCAAGAAAATATCCCAGATCGCCAATAGCACGTACATGACGAAAATTGGTATAGTGATGAGTGCCGACAGTGCCCCGGCGATCATATTTTTTATTACCATAAATCACGACCTCTTTTGCGAGAAACGCATTAGCGTTACGTATGACAGTAGCAATATTGAAATCGTTACCAATATTGCAACAAATAACTGAATAATTGAATCTCTTGTCGTCAAGATCTGCTCGGATAGCATCGTCGTTCCAGTACTTGTAGTGATCTATAATATTTCTAGTTTCTTTTAAGACTTGTTCCATTTTTCCAAAATCCAACTAGATGAGTTCTTCTTATCTTCTCCGCCAACTCCAAATGTAAATGTAAGATTGTTATCGTGATAATCCATCTCTGGTATGTTTTTACCGTTACGGTCTCCACCGTTTGCAAAAACAATATGAGCATCAGGGTGGGCTAGTCGCACTTTGTTAATCGCATCTTTTGCGCTGTTGTCGTCATCGTTAAAGGCAATCACTGCATCAACGCCTTTTATGCTTGATATGATCGTTGCTCTTTCTTCAAAAGGCAAAAATGCTTTGCCCTTTTTTCTGATCAGCCATGCATCTGAATTTACCCCCACAATCAACATGTCATTAAAGCTGCTGGCCCATTCTTTTGCAGCTTTGATATATGAAATATGACCACTGTGTATAGGATCGAAACCACCAGTAATAAGGACAATCTTTTTCACACGTAAACCTCCTGAGTAATCTTCTCTTTGTCGCCAGAATATATTGACGACTCTATGTCGGTATTTGCGTGCAAAACAAGTCGTATGAAATCCTTCATTTCATTGAGAGTCTTGAATTCTTGCACATTATCCTCATGAATTAACTTAAACACTCCAACTTTCTCAAGAACATCGCACTTGTTGACAATGAAGTCAGTGCATCCAGAAAGATTGATTGATTTGACAAGGCAATCAAGATTAAGCCAATTCACAAGTCTTTTACGACCAGTAGTGGAACCGTACTCTCCGCCTTCATGGATAATTTCGTTTAGTGTTTTGTCTTCCCATAAAGAAGTTGGAAATCTTGGATCAGTGCCACTCTTTGTGTCGTAGATTTTCGCAACACCAATGAGCTTCCTAATTTTCTTAGGAGAGAATCCAAGTGAGCAAGCCCCATACGGCATTGTTGTGCTACTTGTGACATACGGATAATCTCCGTGGTCAATGTCGAGCCACACGCTTTGTGCGCCTTCGCACAGTATGCGACCGCTCAACTCTCCATTCCAAAGATACTTGGAGTCAAGTACGTCTTTTGCCATCTTGCCACAACGCATCATTTTGTCTGCGTAGCACGGAGCAATGCCTTGTCCTGTGGTACCAAGCTTTGGTTTGAGAAACAGCAAATCTTCTTCAATATGCTCTTTAGTAATGACATGCGCATATGGCGATACAGCAATAAGGGATGTGTCAAATCCTGCATTTTTCAGATACTCGATTTCTTCGTAGAATTTTTCAACATTGATTACGCAGCCTGGGCCAACTACGCACTTCTTGCCTTTGAAAATTCCAGAAGGCACTAGGTGCGTCTTAAATTTTTCACCATTGATGTAAACAGTGTGGCCAGCGTTGGGGCCACCGTTCCATCTGCACACATAGTCATATTCTCCTGCAATCGCATTAGCGATCTTTCCTTTTCCTTCGTCGCCCCATGCGAGGCCATAGATTACATCAGTATATTCAATCATTTTCTTCTCCTATGAAAGCGGACAGAGAGGGATTCGAACCCACGGAGGTATTACCTCGGCGGTTTAGTAAACCGCTGCCTTAAGCCACTCGGCCATCTGTCCAAAAGCGTAGTGAGGGGCTTGCACCCATGCTCAATCATCGCCTGCAGGACAATGATCCTAGCCAGCGTCACACACTGAGCTACGCAAACAGTGCGAGCGGAGGGATTCGAACCCCCGTAGGCATAAGCCAGCAGATTTACAGTCTGCCCTCGTTGGCCGCTTGAGTACACTCGCAAATACCCAAGGTCGGGATCGAACCGACGACTTCTTCCGTGTAAAGGAAGCACTCTAGCCGCTGAGTTACTCGGGTGAATATAATTCAAAAAAGCTCCTCCGACTGGATTTGAACCAGTGACCCGAGAGTTAACAGCTCTCTGCTCTACCAGCTGAGCTACAGAGGAAAAAGTGACCCCAGAGGAATTCGAATCCTCGTTTTCGCCGTGAAAAGGCGGCGTCCTAACCGGGCTAGACGATGGGGCCGACATACAAGCATTCATATCCATTGCTTCATCCTAGTAGGACGTATTCTTTTTTTATTTTAGAGCACCATGCCGTACTCTATTGTGAGCGACCTGTGGGATGGGCTCCATCTGGCACTTGTGCAACGTATCTTGCTTGTCAAAAGGTAAAAAAGTAAATCACGATCATCTTCAGGCATGTGTATTTCTATCTCTGTATTTGATGCCAGAGATACAGTGCCTCCAAGTTTTTCAATTTTCTCAAAATGGGACTTCCAGTCAGAATGACAATAGGATTGATTAGAAAAATCACATCCACGACCTCTTTTCAGTTTTTGCAGCTGATATGTCCACATTGATTTCGATTTCTTTGGTTTTAATAATTTCTTTCCCATACATTTGATATCGACAAAACAGGTGCAGGAGGTCTTGAAATTCGAAAAATAGTAATTACTTCAATATGAATTGGTATAAACTAGCACAAAATTCAGACGCTCCAGATGTAAATGACAAAGAGACTCCAGAAATTGTCAATTGGAAAAATAAGGAAGAAATGTGGGATGACATACAAAGTTTCCATCCCAAGAGCCGTGCTGACGACCAATTCGCTCGCAACTATAATGATATGAAGGTCTTCAGAGAAAGCTTTTCCTACGCAGTTCCATCTCATGAAGCCATGAAAGAACTTGTGCAATGGATTGGCGGATCAAAGGTGATTGAAATAGGAGCAGGAAGAGGCTTGTGGGCTCGCCTTTTAAGCGAAGAGGGAGTGAACGTTGAGGCTTCTGATTTATACGAAATACCAAAAAACAAATTCTTTTCACCGCATGGCGCCAATTCAAATAGTAAAGACAATGCTCGCATAAATCACGTATTTTTCAACGTTCAACAAATGAGCGGCGATGAACACGCAAGAAAATCATCTACAAACGATATTCTTATGATGGTGTGGCCATATTTCACTGAGAATGATGACGAAGGAGAAGATTGGCAGTCAATGGCTCTCAAGAACTTCAATGGTTCAAAATTCATTTTTGTTGGAGAAACAGAAGGTGGAGCAACTGGCAGTCCTGCTCTATGGAGAGCATTAAGCAAGAACTGGCGCTACGAGGGCGGCATCGACATCCCACGATGGCAGGGGATAAGCGATCACATACAACTGTATGTAAGAAAATAAGTAAGGCTGGCACTTGCCAGCCTTACTTATTATTCAAAATCAATTCCGTTCTTTGAGTGCTGTACTGATAAGCCTTTCAAATTCTTCGCCACCTCTTCGATCAACCTAGAGCGACGAATAACTCCAATGCATCGAAATTCTGCGTAAGCTTTACCATTTTCAGTGTAGATCTGGCGCAAACTATTACGCCATCCGTGCCAGATCTTTTCTGTTGCATTATGGACTTCACCAAGACGACTTTCCTCTACTGATACCCTGAATGAATAAATATTGAAGGGTAGGTTATTCGTCGTCGTCTTCGCCACCGAAACCGTCGTAGTATTCTTCGCTGTCTTCATCTTCATCTTCCATTTCTTCATCTTGACTTACAAGTGGAGTTACTGTTCCGTTCTTGTTGACAAAACTTATCTCCCATGGCGACGAGCCATTCACGTCTGCATCTTCTAAAAACTGTTTTTGCAAATCGTTAAGAAAGTTTTCAATATCCTCTAATGTGAACTCGTCATCGTCTGCTTCAATTTGAATCTTAATTTTTGGCATAAAGTCTCCTTTTGTTTTTGGACAAGATTACATATAACCACTTTTTAGGCATTTCCCTTTTTAACCAACCAGTTATCGGCAACTTCTTCACGCATGATACGGATGTGATCTGGGAAGCGAAACGCGATACGAGCACGGTTGCCCTGTATTTCGACAATTTCAATCTCGCCCATTGGTCCATTTTCGTCACCAATTACGACAATTTCACCTTCACGACGAGTAATGACGAGAGTGCTGCGCTGTTCTTTCTGTGACATGGGGTGCAATCCTTTGCAAGCGGGTGACGGAAACATACTGCACGTTGCAGTAAATACTTAACCTTCGCCTTCGTAAAACATTTTGTTTGTTTTTGCTATCTCTTCTTTACTTAGGTTTCTTGGAGTAAAAGTAGAGCCTTTACTCACATAATGCCTTAAGATGTTGCACATAAAGCCAGCAGCCCAAAAAGACAAGATGGCTATTGCAACGTAAGTGATGTATTCGGTCATGGATATCGTCCTTTCTTGAAGCTCTCTTGAATAAAACTATGATTAATTTTTAAAAAACTTTCCATCACTTTTCTATCGACATTTGCGCTTTTAGACACATTGTCCAGCGAACCCCTATGATACAGTGTAGCCTACCGCTGTCAATAGGGCAATGTGTGCATAATCAAAAAAATTGTAGATTAAAAAATTTGCAAAAGACGCCAAGACATAAAAATGAAGGTAGTTGCAGTGTATGAAGAATAAGTACGGCAGACTAAAAGACGGGCTTATTTATCTTGTTCTTTTTGAAATGCTAATTAATCCAGCGAATCCGATCAATGCCATTGCGCCTGGTGCAGGAATCACAACACCAGGTCCAAAATCGCACCAGTCTATAAAATTGCCTTGTGTATTGCCACCAACTGCACTAATGGCTTCAAAAGAAAACCTTGTGAGGTTTCCAATTGAAGTAATGGTCCCGTAATGCACACCCCATGCAGAATTTCCGTCTGAGTATAGAGAGGTGTGCAGGGTGATGTCATCGCCACCACCCCACGCCTGATCCGTACCCAAGTCTGTGATGGTCAGACGCATAGTGTCAACGCCATCACGCCCACGGTGAGCAAAGTGCCAGTTTATGGACTGTGAGTCTCCCAAGCCGTTTACATCCTGATACAGAGCAGAAGAGTAATTGGCATTGAGTTCTGCAAAGTTCACGCCGTGATATGCAGCAACGCCCATGTTGGGTCCGTTCCAAATCTCAATCAAATTGTCAGGAGCAGTGGTGAGCCACGGAGTGTCATAGCCACCGCTAAAGAATGAATAGCCCCACGGATCAGCAGACTCAAAACTGCCGTCTACAATACCAGCATGGGCGGTGCAAGCAACTGCTAAGTTAGCAAATAATAATGTTATATAACGCATTTTTAAACTCTCTTTCTGAATGTATTAAAAATTTGACTAAGCGCAATGGCAGTTATAGAAGATGGGGCTGGAATGGGATTGGGCGGGTTGTAAGATCCAGTATCTATGCCATAGTAAGGTCCAAGGCCATAATTATTTCCAAGAGCAAGAGTGGTGCTGTATACATCAAATGGCATATAACTGGGAGTAAAGAAAATAGCATACGGATCATCGGGAAGGCCATTCTTGTTGGCAATAAGGCTCATGTTATCATCTGATTTTTCTAATGCTACCTTGACGATAGTATCAGTAAAATCTTTATGTTTTGGATCTAAAGCTGTAACAAGTTCTTCTTCTTTTTGTTTCTGATCTTTTTTGTCGCTAGGCTTTTTTGAATATCTTGCCAATTCATCCTCAATAGAGTATGGTCTCATGTCTTGAGTGTTGCTTGGAGGCTGCTTTTGTTGCCATGGCTGAAAAAATGCCTGCTTACCTATAGGCTGATGATTGTCCTGCTTGGCGTGACCGTCATCCTTTTTTAAATCATCAGTGGCACTTTTATTGCCTCCATCAATCAGTGAATTAACACTGGCAGTCGTTGAAGTAAGGGTTTCAATGCCTTTTTGACCCAATAGAGTAGTAGCAATAGTTAATACAATAGTCATAGCGTAAAGTTTCTTTTCAAGAGACTTTACACGACTGTGGCATGTGCGACAGTTTTTTACACAATTAGGACATCCGCTTAAGCCATCATCAGATGTTTCACTAACGTTAGAATCTTGTTTTTTAAAAAACATTAGTACCCCCCGATACTTTTATAAATAGATGTATAAAAAAAGATACCAATTATGATGGTATCTTCCTTCATTAACTTTATTTTATTTTTATTAAATGCTTAGCGAACTAATCCAAGACTTCACTTTTCTATAAGTCTTGCACGCACTGTTCTTTACATTATATACAAACTGCGTAACTGCATCGGTAATTTGATCGTTGATAGAAGCAGGAAATGATGCATGACTAGTAAAGATAAACGGAGTTTCAGTTCCGTCTAGCGCTGGCTCTTTAAAAACATTATTGCTTACTGCACTAGACTGTTCAACAGGCGTTGCGACCTGTGCTGCCTTCTTTGCCTGTCTCTTCTTGCTTGTTTGCTTTGGAGCGGCAGTTTTTGGTTGCTTACTTATGTTTTTTGCATTCTTCTTTGATTTACTCATAATTTTTTCCATTCTTAGTTAAATTGTAGTCAGATTCATACATCATTTTTGCGAGACTCTGCATATTGTGTTTTGGCTTCCATTGCAGAACTGACTTTGCCTTCGCAGGGTTCCCTTTTAGGAACGGGACTTCGTTTGGTCTAAAAAGCCTAGGATCTATTACAACGTATTTGCTGAAATCTCCTAGCCCAGCACAATCAAAAACAACATTTAAGAAATCTCTTACAGTGTATGTTTCATTGGTTGCAACAACATAGTCGTCACCCTTTTCGTGCTGCATCATAAGCCACATTGCCTCAACATAGTCGCCAGCAAAACCCCAATCTCTTTGAGCATCAAGATTTCCTAAGAAAAGCTTTTCCTGAAGGCCCAATTTTATTAGGGCAGCAGCCATAGTAATTTTACGAGTAACAAATGTTTCTCCACGACGCGGACTCTCATGGTTAAAGAGTATGCCAGATGAGGCATGCAGGTTATAAGCCTGACGGTAAACTCTCGTTATGTTATGCCCATAAAGTTTAGCAACAGCATATGGCGATACTGGCAACATATTACTTGTCTCGTTGTAGCCATATGCAGGATTGTAATCTTCGCTGTCTCCATACATTTCAGAAGAAGAAGCTTGATAAAATTTTGTGTGCTTAGAAATAAGCTTAATAGCTTCAAGCCAATAAAGCGTGCCTTTACAAATCCCATCAGAAGTATATTGTGGTAACTCAAATGATACCGCAACGTGAGACTGTGCAGCTAAATTATAGATTTCATCTGGCTGATATTCCTGAATAAGTCTTAAGGGAGCATGAGGGTCAAGCAAGTCGTAGTATTTAATAATGAAATTAGGATTCGACCTCAGATGGTCAATTCTTCCGGTACTAATAGTAGAAGTACGTCTTTTAAGACCAATTACTCTATATCCTTTACTTAGCAAAAGTTCGCTAAGATAGGAGCCGTCTTGACCAGTTACGCCAGTGATGATTGCTGTTTTTTGAAATCCCATTATTATCCAACCTTAATTATGCCGTCAATTTTGTCTGACAATGCCTGCTTGGACATCATTCCAACAACTTTATCTATCGGCTTGCCGTCTTTAAATATTATGATTGTAGGAACAGAATTAATTCCGTACTCAGAAGCGATCTTGTAATTTTCTTCTGCATCCATCTTGCAAAGTTTGAATGAGCCATTAAACTCTTCTGCAAGTGATTCCAAAATAGGTCCAAATGTTCTGCAAGGAACGCACCAAGGAGTGCTAAACTGCAACAATACCGTGTCAGAACTATTTAAAACTTCAGAATCAAAATTAGATTCGTTAACTACATTGGCTTTATAACCCATTTCAAACCTCTTTCTTAGTTTTCTTGCTGTATATGAGACATCTCTTGCTGCTCTAATACATGCTTGTTATTTAAATTGATAATTTCTTGCTCTAAAGCATCAATATATCTTCTTGCCTGACATAAAGTGCCGACTACATATCCAGGAAGTGGATGAAGATCCAAATTGCGCAAGACAAAGTCAATTTGATCCGTCACTTCTATAGCCTGGTCTTCTTGTGTGTTATCTATATTTTCCATAAAACTATATCGGCTGCCAGACTTAGTCCGACAGCCGATATTGATGATATTTTCTATTTTACTTCAAAGACGCTTCGTCAAGACCAAGCATCCTGAATCCTGCTGTATCAAAAGTAAGGACTCCACTGATGGACTCATTGCGAGATACGACAGGTACGACAAACTCCTCAGCAAGGTCTGGATCAATCTTTTTCAGATCTTCTTCATGACAAGGGCGCTTGTTCATCACCACAACAGGACCATGAGCGTCATTGAAAAAAGAAAGATGAATCATTCCGTCAAACTTGCACACCTGAGCATGATTGTTTGGGACTGAAGAGATGCTGCCCCACTTATGCAGCACTTCTTCGACAATCTTTGCTTTGACTGCGCTTGCCGCACTCTTGTCCTGAATTGATGCACCAACTTTTGCTGCGACTTCGCGACGCACTGCACATGTCCAGCCCTCAAAGCACATCATTGCCATGATGGGCTCCGCTCTTTTTTCTTCACAGATAGATGCGATGATTTCTGGAAGTACAGAAACAAAAGCTTCTTTTTCAACCTGATTGTTAAGACTGCTTGGGGCAATCTGGGCGCATGAATTGCTCATCAAGAGCAAAATCTGCATGTCCATAGATTTACCTTTGACCTTATTGAAAAAATAAGAAGAAAACTGATTGATCAGCTCGGAAGCGTCAACGCTTCCATCTTCGACCTTCTTCACCCAATCAGTTTTCGCCAAATTTCCACCTAAGCACTCGTAGTCAAAGGTGACACACTCAATACCAAACACTTCTGCATCATCAAATTCCATGGCTTCCTCAGTTTTTGACAAGTTCAGACTCAGTAGATTCACAGTTATTCGCAGCATTCTCAGCCTGAGCAACATACAGCCCGTGAGCAATCTGTTTTACGTTTTGCTGAAGGAGCAAGTCTCTCAAGATGCGATGAGTAAAGACACGTACAGAATTAGTCATAAGCTGTCCGCGAGAATCAGAAACAAATTTTGCGACCTCAGTGGGCTCAAAGGGACTTCCTCCCTTCATGCTAATGAATTGGAGAACGCAGTCTCGGAATGACTTTTTCTGAGAGCGTTCAACCCTCTGGCGCATAACTTCTTGCACTCCACTGATGTCGCGGGAGCACATCTCAATCACCTTGATTTCCTTGAGCGTATCGTCCACAACGGTACGAAGCTTATTGGCCTTACGGGCAAGATCTACAGAAGCAATCTGAAAAGTCATTTCTGCAATGACTGCATCAAGTTCTGCACGAGCATGTTGGTAGGACTGCTTAAGTTCCTCCAAATCATTTTTCCTGGTCTGAATCAGGCCATACATCTCGTAAGCAGACATTTTGCTCACACACTTACTGCACATGTGTAACTCCTTGGTGGTGGACATGCACGTATGATACATCGTATCTATGCGATGTCAAACCAAACAGGCTAGTTTTAAAACAAACTTTTGCAGATTACAAAAGCAGGTATCTTAATCTAAATTTAATTTTTAACATTTTTTAAACTACATCAACCAAGCCAGCCCTGAGACTTGCCAATTTCGATCCATTGGTCTTTACTCATACTAATTTCAAAAGAAGATTTCTTTTTTAATTTGTGATGGGATGTCATGTGTGGCTTTTTATCCAATCTGGGCGCTTTTTCTGCGTCTCTTTTTTGCCTAACTGCCTTTTCCTTGGTTTTTTTGCTCATACCACGAGAGGTTGTGGGAGTTTCTTTAGAAACTTTACGAGAAGGCCTGCATTTGGGATATGAACCTTTGGAGGTGTCAGATCTTCCGCATGGAGGGTGCTTTCCGTTCTTATCTTTCTTAGAAATATCAACCCATTTTTCTTTAAACCAACGGTCTAGATTGGCTTCTTTTTCTAAATTTTCATCATTTTTCATAAAAAGTCTCCCGTTTAAATAATATTTCGGTTTTACCTTATATGAACCTTCATACACGAAGGTCAAAACCTGTCAAAAAAGAAATAATAATGGCTGGCTGACAGGTCTTTGAATCGACAAAAGGAGGGAAGTCGCATGATGAAGAAAAGTCAGAAACTGAGCAAAAAAACTAAAAACTTTATTGATCACGTAAAAGCGCACCTAGCAGAACATGGCATGGTTTTAATCTGGGGAAGAGGATCTACTGTTCAGTGCGGCGGCTACACAAGCAACGCATATTTTTCAGAACATGAGGGAGTCATTAAGGTAGCTCGCAATAATTCATACTGGCTCGAATCTCTTGTTCACGAATACGGACATTTTTTACAATGGCTATCACGCTCTCGAATATATAAGAATTCACACCACGCCATATTAAATATTGATAAATGGTTTCAAAGAAAAAAAATCACCAAGACAAGATTAAAAAAATCTTTTAGCATTGTTCGTGAAATGGAAAGAGAATGCGAAATATTAGCTTGTCAATTATCTAAAAAATATCATCTGCCAATTAATAGAAAAGGCTATGCCAAAAGAGCGAATGTTTATATTTACTCGCATTGGATAATGGAACAGCAGCAGAAGTTTTGGGCATTTAGAAGAGACCCAATGGCAAGTAGGTACATACTATCATTGATGCCATCGAATTTTAGAGTTCATGCGCACAAAAAAATACCAAATAACATACAAAAAGCTCTTGAAGGCTATCTTAAATAATTAAGTTGCGCTTTCTAGTATGCGACGACTAAATATTAAGTCTTTGCGTATATCACTCATCAAAGAAGTTTTTGCGATATTGTGCCTATGCATAGTAGACGTAAGTGTGTCAAGATAGCTAAGACACATGTCGGCTACTTCTTTCATATTTTGAGCATGCGTTTGTTCGTGTCTTGAATTTTGCATGGCATCAAAGTATTCGCTTTCTATGCGCGCTATTTGTGATTCTAAGTTATTCTTTTCTTCAGAGTCTTGATATTCAAGGGCTTCAAGCATTTGCTTTGATATATCTGATAGAGTATGTACAGAATGTTCGACAAGCAAAAAAGCGTCTTTCATAGATTGATGTTCTGGACTTTTGGTGCGCAGTGGTTCAGCCTGCATAATATCTTCCATCAACTTTTTATCTTCTGCACTTAAATCGGCTTTTTTAATCCACCCCTGACTGCATCCTATTTGAAGCCAACTTGATTTGCTAATTTTAAATTGCATTAGTAATCCTCCAGCAAAAATTTGTTAATCTAATTAGTTCATATAACTTGCTATGTTTAGCACATATATCCTGCTGTGTTTTTAACAGAGGATTGTTTCAATTATGAACAACAATGTGTAAAATATACTTTTTGTTTTTCATACTGTACGATATAATATGTGTGAGAAAAGACGCTAAAGTTAATTTAAGAAAGGAAAAACGTACTTATAAAAATAAGATTACGTTCTACATATGAAAGAAAAAATTTACGTATTCCAATGGATATCTGATTTAGGTGGTGCAGACACTCGGCTTAAAGAGCTGTTAATATTACTAAAAGACAAATTTGACATTACATGTATACCTAATGATGATTTCAGGTTACAAGAAAAACACAACACTGATTTTTTAGACAAGCACGGAATATCGTACGTAAGTTTCAGTTCTTTGCCAAAACAACTTAGTGGCTATGCTTACTCCAATTGTAATTTTAGACTTTTTTCTGAGCGCAACAGGATAAACTATATCAAAGAATCAGGTGTAAAATTTTTATGGTCTAACGATATGATGTGGCACACTCCAGAAGAAGTAGATGCAATAAAGAAAAACATGATCGACGTTGTTCTGTATACATCTGCATTTCATAGAAGTGTGTTGCATAAAGAAGTAGCATCCGCAAATCCAACTCAAAAAACATTTGTAATAGAAAATTACTTTGATGCCGACACGTGGCCGCTTCTAGAAAGAAAAGACAGAGGGTTCACAACGTTTGGTAAAGTCTCTAGAGATGAACCTATGAAATTCTCTGAGAACTTCCCAATATTTTATGATCAAATAACTGATGGATTAAAATGTGAATACTCAATTTTAGGATGGTCAGATAAAGTTGCAAGTAAGTATAAGTGGTATAACTTTGAAGACAAGTGGAGATTGTATGCCGCAAACGCCATGGCTACCATTGAATGGTTTGCAGATCTTGATGTATTCTTGTATAATTGCAATCATAAATTCATAGAAAATCAAAGTAGAGCGATTATTGAAAGTCAACTCACCGGAGCCCCAATTATAGCCCCAAACAAGTGGAATTTTCCAAATATGATTCAACATGAAGAAACAGGATTCGTTTGGAACAACCTTGATGAAGCAAAAGAGCAAGCAAAAATTCTATCTGATTATGATACTCGTACAAAAATGGGGAGACTGGCGAGCCAGCATTGTCGAGATAAGTGGTGTAACAAAGTTGCGGCGATATCCAAGTGGAGCACGCTTCTTGATGTAGCAAATAAAAGAATAGAGGTAAATGTATGAAGACTCTTATATGGTCAGTTGCTTGGGGTGACTACAGGTACATGCTCCAATCATTGGTGAAAAGCATGAACAGCGTTGGCATCGAGCATGACATCCTGGTTTACTGCGATGAAGCTTTACATGGATGTAAAAGTAAGCCGATGATCAAAGACATCCATATGGACTCTACTCAATATTGGAAGTTTGAATATCTTACCAAAATTGCAGAAATGGATTACGACTTATTTGTATTCATAGACAGCGATCACTACTTTGTTAGAAAGCCTAGACTAGACTTCAGTGAAATAATTGGCGAAGATCCTTGGCATAGCTTTCTGGAAAGCCCCATCAATGACACCACTACTCGCAGATCAGACTGGTGGGGACTGCCGAATGCACAAATGACTGAGCTATGGAGGGCGTTTGGAGTTAATCAGAACATAATTTATAATACAAACGGTGGCTTTTGGATTTGCAGAAAGAATTTTGCCCAGCAAGCAAGAGATACGGTTAATCATTTCCGTGAGTTCCAAAAAAAGGCTGGGCTTAACTTCCCAGAAGAAGTTGGCATAGCAGTACTATCTCACATGTTCAGTAAAGACTACAGCGCCAGATTTCATAAGAAATACATGGATATTTGGGCTAGCGAATGGACTGGAGCATACTCAGATATGATACCAACAGGTAATCCCTGGAAGTTTGTGGAATACATGACCAATAAAGAGTCGGTTGTTGATCCCGCAATTGTTCATGCCATGAGAAGCAAAAATGCATTAGTGGCAATGGGCAAATCTGAAATGAACAAGAATATTCGCAGAGAGTATTCTTGATCCCGACCTCGATAACACGGAGCGCGATGGGCGTAGCGCTCTGTTTAAATAACGCCCCCTTATTTTTTATTCCGTCATCGAAAGGTGGCGGTTTTTTATTATCATAACATAAAATATTATGTCGATAAATTAAAAATATAATAATTTATATATAAGGATTAATTTATGAAAATACTTGTTACTGGTGGCGCTGGATTTATTGGCTCTAATCTAGTAGATAGACTTCTAAATGATGGTCACGAAGTTTCGGTCATTGATAATGAATCATCAGATGCTCATGAATCATTTTATTGGAATAGTAACGCAAAAAATTATAAGTATGATATTTGTGACTACGAAAATACTAGAAAAATATATGATGGTATTGATACAGTATTTCATATTGCTGCAGAAGCAAGGATACAGCCGTGTATTATAAACCCGCTAAAAGCTGTTCAGTCTAATGCTGTAGGAACCTGCACAGTTCTCCAATGCTCTAGAGAAGCTGGAGTAAATAAGGTTGTGTACTCATCCACATCATCAGCATATGGTCTTGCGAATCAGCCACCGCTTAACGAAAAAATGCCCAATGACTGTTTAAACCCATATTCAGTCACCAAAGTATGTGGAGAAGAATTATGCAAAATGTATTTTAAGCTATATGGCCTTAAGACAGTTATATTTAGATATTTTAATGTATATGGAGAAAGACAGCCGTTAAAGGGTCAGTATGCTCCAGTGGTCGGCATATTCTTGAGACAAAGAAAAAATGGCGAACCCATGACTATTGTTGGAGACGGGACACAGCGCAGAGATTTCACTCACGTTAGCGATGTTGTAGAGGCAAACATAAGAGCAATGGCATTAAATGATCAAGTCATGTATAATGAAACCGACATTATATATCGTTCTTGGGATTTTGGAAATGTGATCAATGTTGGGACTGGCGTTAATTACTCGGTTAATGAGATCGCAGATATGATAGGTGGTCCTCGTGTTGGAATACCGCCAAGGCTTGGAGAATCAAATATTACACTAGCAGATATAAATATTTGTAAAAAAGTTTTAGGCTTTCAGCCAAGAGTATCGCTGAAAGATTGGATTCATAATAACATATAATCATTATAATATACTTACAAAAATCGATAAATCAATATGAGTAATCAATTTCTTATAGAACATTTTCAAGCAAACAAAGATTCTGTTTTGTCAAAAATCAGTGGTATTTCTTTCCATGGAAAAAGAAAAGAAAGCTTTGACTTTGTCACAGTAGTACCAAAGTACGGAAGAAATGCTCATTTTAAATTTTTAATTGATTGCTTTAAGAAGAGACAACAAGAAAGTGACTTCTCTCATAGAATGGTAGTTGTAGAACACGGAGAAGATAAAGAAGCGCTATCGCACTGTGAAAGTAATGATATTGATTATATATTCATACCAAAATCAAATGAACTTTTTAACAAGTGTCTTGCTATGAACGTAGGTAGTTTTTTACATGAATCTAAATATATACATTTTCATGATGTAGATCTTTTTATGCCAAGTATGTTCTGGAAAAAAATACAAGTAAATTTAAAAAATAAAATAGTCCTACAAGCCTTCACAAGAAAAAGAGTAAATTACATCAATGAATCATATTCTAATGAAATATTTAATAATCAAATTAGCATAAATGAAGTTATTTCTAAAAGAAACTCATGGCATCCAGGCAGACCTGGAGCTCCCGGTGGTTCTGTAATTATTAATAGAGATCTGTTCAATGAAATTGGCGGATTTGATCCATGTTATTTTTTATCCTACTCAATAGAAGATCAATTTTTTGTAGACAAAATTGAAACTAAAACAAAATTTCATGGGGCTGATTCACCACCAATAGAAATGTTCCATCTGTGGCATCCAAGCAACGAAGCAGCAACACCAATAGATGTAAGAAAAAAAGGACTTAAAGTCAGAGACTATTTCATAAGACTTCAACTTTCTGAAAAGAAATCACTTATTAATATGTACAGTTCTTTTCTAAACAGTCAAAAAGATATTTTTAATGCAACTATAAAATAATGAGGTAATTACAAGTGAATATAAATGAATTTGATAAAATCTATTGCATCAATTTGGCAAAAAGAAAAGATAGAAGATCGCAGTGTGAGAATATTTTTAAAACAAATGGTCTCAATGTTGAATTTATTGAAGCCGTGGATGGATCAACTATTCAAGACACTAAGGGCTTGAATCGTGGAGCTGCTGGTTGCTGTCTTTCTCATAAAAAGATATTTGACAAAATGCATTCCGATAGATCTTTAAAAAAAGTATTAATCTTAGAAGATGACGTAGAATTTCATGCAGATTTTAAAAATTTATTTACTAAATACTACCAACATGTGCCAGAAAATTGGAATCTGTTATTTTTTGGAGGTAGCCACAATCTGCCACCAAAACCAGTAAATCAATTTGTGCATAAATTAGTAAAAACTTTTACCACGCATTGTTACGCGGTGAGGGATACGGCAGTAAATACACTTTTAGAACAATTTAGCGATTCAAATATTTTTAATTTGCAAGCAGACGTACATCTTTATAAAATACAAAAGAAAATACCATGCTATGGCTTTACTCACCACATAGCATGGCAAAGAGAAGGATTTTCAGACATAGAAGGTGGCTATAGAAAGTACGATTTCCTCAAATGAATAAGATAAAAACATATATTGACTGGAGCTATGATGTTCATGCATTAAATTCCCATAATTGGATTAACTCTTCAATTGATGATGCAGATTTAGTTGTTTCAATTAATGGGCGTAGAAAAATAGAATCTAAAGCAATTAAAGTACTTTGGCTTTTAGAGCCAGAAAGTATAGAACAAGATCTCTACAAAGCAACAAAAGAAGAGAGGCTTGCATATGATTACATAGTATCTCACCGTGACGATTTAGTTACAGTTAACAGTCATATACAAATATCTCCGTGTACGCCTTCTTGGATAAATCCAGAAGAAAGAAAGATATATGAAAAAACAAAAAATATAAGTATGATAGCTTCTAGGAAAATAATGTGTCAAGGTCATCTTTATAGACAAGAAATAGCTAAAAAAGTATCACAATTTGTAGACATATATGGGAGAGGAAGAAATTTTGAATTAGATTCAAAAATAGATGGACTAAAGGACTATAGGTTCTCAATAGCTATGGAAAATGGATGCTACAATACCTATTTTACAGAAAAAATTCTAGACTGTTTTTTTGTAGGAACAATACCAATTTATTGGGGCACAGAAAATATAAATAAGATATTTAATCCAAAAGGAATTATATTTCTTGAAGATTTTATGGCGCATATAGATAAGTTTAATTTTGAAGAAGAATATCAAAATAGAATTGAAGCTATAAAAGAAAATTTTGAAATAGCAAAAAGTGTCAACTTTACTTCAGCAGATGGCATTCATAAAATAGTTAAAAAAGTTTTTAACCAATAACAATGATTACCGTAGAATTATATGGCAGAACTGGAAATAATATGTTCCAAATTGCAGCAGCCTTAGCCCTTGCAAAAAAGCACAATACTACTGCTAGATTTGTAGGCTCTAGCGAGCATCTGGAGGGGTTTAAGCTTAAGGGACTTTCTAGAAGTTCTGTAAAATGTCCCAATAAGTATCAAGAAAATGAGTTTACCTACAATCCAGAATTTGCAAATATACCAGACAACGTGCACATAGACGGATATTTTCAATCGGAAAAGTATTTCATTAATATCGAAGAAGATGTAAGAAGATGTTTTTCATTTGATCAAAATACAGTAGAAAAAGCCAAGAAGTGGCAAGGGGCTAAATTTAAAAGAATAATTTATGGAGATTTAGCTACTGCATTACATATAAGAAGAACTGATTACCTGAAGCATCCAGATGTATACCCTCAATTCGGGATAGAATACTATGACAAATGTCTTGATAAAATACCCAATAAAGGTACTGTTCTTATTTTCTCAGATGACATAAAATGGTGTTCTACAGCTTTTAGCGGTAGAGGATACGAATTTGTGGATATGCCAGCAATACCATCAATGTATTTGATGTCTCACTGTAAAAATATAATAATGGCAAACAGCACTTTTAGTTGGTGGTCAACTTGGCTGGGGAAGCCAGAAATTGCCATTTACCCAAAGAACTGGTTTGGATCTAATTGGCCACATAAGAACAAGCATGCGAATCAAGAAGAGTGCATAAAAGACTTATGCCCAAGTAAATGGATTGCAGTTTAAGCCCTCACGTAAAGTGCATCGCCCCAATTGCACGTAGTCATGCTAATCCAGACACGCTTAAAGCCAAGCTCTTTAAGCCATATATCTAAGTCTGTCAATATAACATTATTTTCGTACAGTTCATCCACATTTACTTCAGTGTAAATAGCTTTAACATGCTTTAAGGTTTCTAAAGCTCCCTTTAATACATGCAACTCATAGCCTTGCACGTCTAAATTTAAAAAGTTACAGTCCGTAATACCAAAGTCATCCAGCCTTTTAACATCAACAGTCATAGAAGTATCAAAAGTTATATGACTATGCCTTTCAAGATGATATTTTGGCTTCAATAGAGATGAGGAAGCATTATTATTTGCTATAAAAAACTCCATTTGACATGCTGTATCTCCAAGAGCGCAATTATATTTGTTTACCTCATTTGGTATTTTATCAAAACACTCTTTAATTGGTTCAAATATATGAACTTTATTCGTGTATCTAAGATAGTCTGGCACTTCTTCTCCAGTGTGCCCACCAACATGTATAACACCGTCAATATTTAATCCATATTGATTTACCATATCGTCAAAGGATGTAAGCATATTAAATACCTTTCTATTTTATTTGCGCAAAGATGCGTAGTTTTTTATAAAAAAATCTATATTAGAAGACAATCCATCTTCTAATGATGTAAACTTAAACGAAGGAAAATGTTTTCTGAAATTTTCATTACAAGAGTTCTTTTTCATGATGCCCTCTGGCTTTGACTTGTCAAAATACACTGCACCTTCAAATTTCATAATTTTAACAATAGTACTAACAACTTCTTCTATTGTATAAGTAGATCCTGGAGAAACAATCATGGTATCAAAAGATATCGATTCATCCTTGAAAACCTGATCTAATATTTCTGCAAAATCTTTGACATAAATAAATTCTCTCTCTGCCTTTCCAGAACCCCAGATATTAAAAATTGTGTTTGTCTGCTTAGCAACTTAGCATTTATGTATAAGACTAGGAATAACATGTCCACTATCTAAATTATAATTATCATTTTCTCCATATAGGTTGCATGGAATAATGCACGAAGCATTAACTTTATATTGCTCGCGCAATGCCCTTGTTCCTACTTCGAGCATTCTCTTTGCGTAAGCATATCCAAAGTTTGTGTTATGAGGCTCACCAGAATGAAGAGATTTTTCTTGCAAAGGTAGTGGAGCAGACGCAGGAAATGCACCTATTTCTATATAATATCCATCTTTTTTATTATTTGTTTTTTCAAAAGCATAGAGATCTTGTCCACATTGAGAATAAGATTGAAGCATGGTTTTTATCCTTTATAAAATAACAAATTTGACGCCCTTGTAAGTGGTTTTTCTTTAGAAACTATTATATTACCTTTTAGTTTTTGCAATAATTCTTCTTTAGAATAAACTAATTCTTCAGAAATAAAATTAACTGCCATATAGAAATTGATTGCTCTATTTACAACTTTTTCCATATATACATCTTGAATATTTTTATAGCATTCAGAAAAAGCATAATTTGATATTAAAAAGTCAGAATCTATATCTATTAGATTTTCTAAAGTATAAAATTTATACTTATTTAAATCTAATCCGCTTGTTATTAAGAATTTTTTAATTAATTCTATTGTTTCTGGCAAATCTATTATAACGTATTCTTTTATGTTGTAAATTAAATTTATTATTGCAGACTGACCTCCATATCCAGCTCCAATTTCGACTATTGTCTTACCGTTTAAGTCACCATAAATCCGCTTGATATCTGAAAAAACATGCAAATAACGTAGCATCGTTGGTGATATTGAGCCAAATTTACCAAAGCTATAGCGAATGGGACCGCCATGCTCGTCTACTTTTTTTATACTTCTCACAATATTGTCATCTATATCTATAACTTTTTTTATTTCTTTTAAATATTCATTCCCATATTCATATGATACATGTTCCAGTATTCCTACATAGTCTGTATGAGATCTGAATGTTGAAAACACTTCATCATCCTTAGACGCAAGAAGACATAAATTTTTATACTTTTCGTAATCGCTTATACTAGTTTGCATATTTTTTATTCTTTACAATAAATTTTTTCTTTAAATAATCTGTGTAAAGTTTTCATTCCTTCAGCATTATGTCTCATGTGAAAATGATATTCTGTTAAATCATTTTTAGTTAAGCATTTTAAATCAATTAAATCTTTTTTATTTTCTGGCAAATCGCCTATATCTTTTCTTCTTGCTCCTGGATAAATGTTTATGCCAAAATTCCTTAAATGATAGCCTATTGTTACATCATCTAATCCTATTTCTTCACTTACCATTTTATTTAAATTTTCAGTTATAATTTTTAAAACATCTTTACTAAAGAAAAAACCAGAACCTGATGCAAATTTAAATGTCTCTTCTTTATAATGGTATGGAGTAGGGACCCCACAATAAAATTTCTTTCTTGGTTTATTTGATAAAAAATTAACTAAATTTTGCACATTAATATAACTGCCACAGCAGCATCTAAAGACAAAATTATAATTAGTATTTTGTTCGAAATATGATAATGAATTTAAAACTTTTTTATTCATGTTTTCATATGTTTCTTGCACTCCATGTAATATCATATCTTTATAAATTTTAGTTTCACCTAATTTTGGGTTATTGTCAAAATTTGGTATAAAACCATAATTAAAAAATACATTAACATTATTTGGTAGTCTTTTTGCCCATGTGTCTTTTATGGTGTCTACCATCTCGTCGTATGTCTTGCCATTCGAATAAGAAATATCTTCACCGCCACTTAAAACTATTATTGCAATTTTCATGTTTTATTTTCTTAAAGAACGATAGTTTTTAATAAAATACTCTATATTTTTTGATAATCCATCTTCTAATGATGTAAATTTGAAATCAAGAAAATGACTTCTAAAAATATCATTACATGAATTCTTTTTCATTATACCTTCAGGTTTGCTCTTATCAAAAAACACCTTACCCTTGAAGTCCATTATCTTTACAATATAATTTACAATTTCTTCTATTGTATATGTAGTCCCCGGAGATACTATCATTGTTTCAGGAATGTTAATGTCTTTATTCATTATCTCATCAACAATATTGGCAAAGTCTTTGATGTATATAAATTCTCTCTCTGCTTTACCTGAACCCCAAATTTCTAATATTGTATTTGTGCTTTTTGCTATCCAGCACTTGTGTATAAGGCTTGGGATTACGTGACCACTTTGCAAATTATAATTATCGTCTTGTCCGTATAGGTTGCATGGTATGACGCAAGAGCTATTTATCTTGTACTGCTGTCGCAAGGCCCTTGATCCAACTTCAAGCATTCTCTTTGCATAAGCATAGCCAAAGTTTGTATGATGTGGTTCTCCAGTATGAAGATACTCTTCTTTTAGTGGTAATGGAGCCGATGTTGGAAAGGCGCATGTTGAAACTATGAATATTGCTTTTTTAAATGAAAACTCTTTACAAGCATTCATTACATTAGTGCTCATCATAATATTTTCAGAAAAGAAGTCATAAACAAAATCTGTATTTGCTTTTACGCCGCCGACTCTTGCAGCTGCATGAACAACAGAGTCAATATTGTTATTCTTGATATAGTTAGAAAGTTGATCATATTTTAGGCAATCAACCTCATCTTTGCTTGGCTTAAAGCCAAAATCAAGAGCGCTACCAAGTAACCCTTTTCCGCCAGTAATTAATGTATTCATGTGAACCTCTATGAGTAAAAATGATGTTTATTTTTTCCTGTAAAGGCAGAAAACATGTCTCCATGCCATTGCCTAATGTTGAATTTATCTCGCATAGTATCATTGTCTATACAATAAACTTCTGCATCACACCTATTGAAAAGAAGCATGCAAAAACTAAAAGTTCCTGAACTCAGAACTAAGTTTTTACAATTTGCGCCGTATCTAATGACAAAGCTAGGATTCCAGCCTGTAAATATCTGGACATTTTTAAAATTGTTTTTTAGTTTTTTTACTATTTTATGATCAGGACTATCGCTACTTATAAAACAATCATAATAATTTGCATAAGACATTTGCTGATAATAGTACTCATATGGCAAGTTAAATTCTTTGTCTATATCTCCGAGTCTGACATGCACAAATAAATCAGAAGTATTGTCTATATGCTTTGGAACAATACACTTTTTATAATAAGAAAGTATTTCTTCATTTTCAAAAATATGCTTGCTTTGAAACCAGCCGTTAAGTATTATACCAGAATCTATACTATTTCTAGAAAGTATGTCTTGTAAATTCTCATCATTTACTTCAATATGACTTTCTAATGATCTTCCGCCTTCTTTGTTATTGATTTCAAAGTCGCCATTTAAATCTAGGCATTTATCAAAAGAAAGATCAAACTTATAAGCCAAATAACTCCCCATGCAATACTGAAGTATATTGTTGCCAAGTCTTCCTGCATAATTCACTAAAACGCTCATACTTTTATATAACCTCTAAACTTTCATTTGCCAGCCCCCAGCTTGGTGGGTTGGCTTTAAAAAATCTAGCGTTAATAGATGGGTTAACTAAATGGTTATTTTTGCTTCCACCTTTAACCGAAGGCTGCATTAGATGAAAGAACTTCATATTATAGTCTTCAAGATCTCCGCCATACGCATATCGCTGCATTAAGCGCCTGTGAAATTCTATATCTTGCCAACCCCAATATCTCAACTCTTCATACCATCCCGTGCTGTTTTCCCATAGCTCTCTATTCATAAGAAGAGCGATTGATGCTCCCATAAAATCATGTCCACTTTTTATTTTATCATGATAAACTTCAACGCCGTTTTCAATCAACTTTACCAATTCTCTATTGCTGCTTAAGCCATTATATGATTCAAATGGAACGTGAAATCTAGAAGCCCAATAAAAATTCATATCTTGAGTACTATCCATTTTCTTAACAAATTCATAAAGCTTTTTAAAAGTATCATTCAAAATAAAACAGTCTGAATCCCAAAAACATACATACTTGCCTTTACTATGGCGAAATGCAGTATTTATTGGATGAACTATAGAATAGTTTGCTTCACCGTTATATTTTTTTGCTATTTCAGGTGAAACATATACACATCTAAAGTTTTTATGCTTTCTCTTTACTACATGTTCTACAATCTTTTTTTCGCTACCCCAGTCGCATAAAACCAACTCTATATCTTTTGCCCCACAGGCCTCTATGTTTTCTAAAGTTTGGTTCAAATTAAATTCTATAGTTTTTGCGCCGTTATATCGAAAGTCATCATTTTTTCCTGGGACTAGTATTGATAATAGCATGATAAATCCGTTTATCAATATGTCGTCATAATTCTATAATAAACGATAGATTAGACAGTATTAGTTAGAATTATATTGTAAAATAAAATAGATATTTATAAAGTGGAGAATAATTTATGAAAGTATTTCTTATGCATCGTAAGGGTTTTAAAGAAAGATTTAACAAAGTAACAGATTTAATTATGCAGTGTGACTTTGTAGAAGATATTGAGATAGTCACTTCTGAGCAAAGCGACATATGTTTTTCCACAATGGAAGAAAAGAAACTTGCTTTACCATCAGACTTTCCTGTCGTAGAGATAAATAGTGGCAATAGATCATTGATACATAAGCAATTTAGAGCATTTAAAAAAATAGCAGATGAAGGAAAGCCTGCCATGATACTTGAAGATGATGTTATATTTGATCCATCTGCATTAAACAACTTTGTAAATAACTTTAATTCTATCCCAGAAGATTGGGAATTTTGTTTTTTTGGGACTGGATGTTGGCTAAAAATAGAAGGTCAAGGTTTTGTGAAAAATAACAATAGATTAAAATCAAAATGCACAGATAGCATGATTGTTCATCCTTCTGCTGCGCAAAAAATATATGAAGACATGAAATCTACAAGAGTATATCTTCCTATTGATTGGGATTTAAGCTACCGATTTTTAAAGCTCAACACCACAGTTTACTGGTATGAGCCTGGACTGATTGTCCAAGGATCGCAAAACGGAACGTATCAGAGTGAGATTCAAGGCAAGCCATAATGAGCATCAAGATAAAATTTGCTGGATATTGGAATAGCGATTATAATATATATTCATTTGTTAATGATATATGGAATATCGATGGCTATTATGGTGAAAACATAACTTACCAAGATGACTATACGCATCTCGTTATACTCAACTCGGTTGATAACAGCAAATATAGAGTAAATCCAGACTATACTTATGGTATAGCCATAGAACCATATTGGTCTGAAAACTTTGACAAAAATATGCTTAATTATTGCAAAAAAATAGTTACGTATCAGCCAGAAAAATATCAGAATGGAAGAACGATACACTATCCACTGTTAGGCACTCACAGGCTATATAGTGCAAATCCAGACGGTAGTGGCGAGATCAACTGCATACCTGGAACGACCAAAGACATAATAAAAAAACCAATTCAAAAAACAAAGACATTATCGATAATAGTCTCAAATGCACCTCGGGATTCAAGGTCGTTTACTAACTATAACAATAGAAAAGATTTAGTAGATAAATTACTTAATTCAGATTTAGACTTTGACATGTACGGAAGAGCTTGGGGTTTAAGCGATACAAGATATAAGGGTCCACTCTCAAACAAGATACATGGCATTATAGATTACAAATATACAATTTGTTTAGAAAATTCTTCAATTAGTGGAAACATAAGCGAAAAATTCATTGATGCAGTTTTGTGCAACACAATTCCTATATACAATGGCCACAAAGATATAGAAAAATTCTACCCAAATTGCTGTGAGTATTTGGAGTATGACGGAAGCGAAATAGAAAGAATAAAACAAATCATTCATAGCGGTAAAACTATGAATGATTATAAATTTAAAGAAGCAGCAGACCTGTATTTAAACCATTACAATCCTATCAGGATTATAATGGAAGACATAATGTCTTAAAGAGGCTTCCATACAACTAGCGAATGGCCTTCAATAAAGTAGCTTCCGCTCCATATTCTTCTCTTGTCTATAATCTTAATCTTTCCAATACTTTCAAGCCATTCAAGATGCTTTAGATAATCGTGCAGGTAATTTCTCTTTCTGAAATATCTGACAGAGAGATTATCTATAAGCTTTGACTCATCCAATAGCTCTGCAATTGGCTCCATGTTGATGCACAAAGCTGGCTTTTTATCTAACAAGTAATCAACAAACTTAATATAATTGCTTCCAGTCTGCTCAAGTGCAGCAATGGTATATGCAATGCTGTTGCTGTCTATATTGAATTTATAATCTGGCTTGAAAAAGTCAAGATTATGAGCATCTATCGGCTTGGAAAGAGACTTACTTATTTCACCGATAAGCTCCTGAGAAGATTTAGCCCAGTCTAATCCAGTAAGGTTCAAGTCTGGACGAGCCTCTCGTAGTCTGAGCAAATGGTAGCCAGGTCCGCACCCAAACTCGTATACGCCACTGTAGCCATCCTTTAGGTAGTGATGCAAGATAGCGTCAATAAAGCATATATGTATCTTGTAGTCAAATGCTGGAGTAATTGGATTGACGACATTACCCATCCATCTAACATGTCTGTTTTTACAGTGATACTTAGGAATAAGAGAGTTTATATCTTTGGTTTGCTTATACATGTCAAGATTTTCTCCCCAGCCCTTTTCCCAATCGTCTATTCGGTGAGCGCCACTCTTTACTATGTCTCCAGTAAGCACATCTACAACACGAATGAGATAGTCATTCATCTCTTGGTCTGTAAGATGCTCATAGCGTAAGTCAAAATCATCAACCATTTTTGCTGGCAAGTCAGCTATCCTGAAGCCAAGAATGCCAGATATGTCATCTGCTGTTATTTTATATGCCATATAAACCTTTCTGCCACTCCATTGTACGCCTTAGTCCTTCGCGCAAGGGAATGAAATCTATTTTATTAAATTCGTTAAAATATCTACTTAAGCTGAGGTTAACGTTCTTGGGAGTACCAGCAAGAGAATTAACGTCATCTTTAGGGGCGTATACTTCTACGCCAGTTAATTCTCCTATGATGGTTGCTAGTTCAAGTATGTTTGTTCTTGATTCTCCAGAAACATTATAAACTATTTGCTTTCCAAATAAAGATATGTTCCAGACCATTTCGATGATGTCTGAAATGTATCCATATGTCCTCAGTGAAGAGCCACTGTCAAGCAAATCAATTCTTTCCTTTTCAAATGCCTTCTGAAACAATGAATTGAGCACGCGTTGATCATTTTTCTTTGTACCTGGGCCATAAGCCAGACTGAGCCTTATTATTTTTACTTTGGCATTCTCGCCAGATAATGCATGGCATATAGATTCGCCACATCTTTTTCCCTCAATGTAGCAAGACCTGGGATGATCTGGCTTAGAGTTGCCAATATCATTCTCTGTGATACTATCGTTATCAAGGCCACTGTATACCTCGCTTGTACTCATAAAGACAAAAGTACCGCCCTTGTTTAACATCTTGAAAAGCCTTGTTGTTGAAGCCGTGTTCAACTCAATAGTCTTTACTTTATTCTCAAGAAATTTATTAGGCTGAGCATATCCTGCTGCATGGAATATAAAATCAAATCCACCTAGAGTTTCACACAATGAGTCATAAACTTCTGTCAAAAGACCATCATTGCATATATCCCCTTTGATTATTACCGTGCCATCAAAAAGTTCTTTAAACGCTGACTCTACGTCGTTATTTACCCAGCAATATATTCCTATACTTATTTCTTTTTGCACGCTCTTTAAACAAGAGAGCATGTAAATCCCCATGATGCCAGAAGCTCCTGTAATTAGAATTTTCTTATTTCTTAATGATGAAAAATCTATTTTTTTTGCTATATCGCGGCATTCAAGATTTATTAAATCAAGCATTCAGCAACCTTTCTTCTTATGCCATCAGCATCAAGCATTAAATGCTGATCGTGTTGTTTTTTATCGCCATAATTATGCAAGAATTTTCTTGGTACACCAATATTGAAAATTCTGTACTTTTTGCCAACAAGGGCTTCATTAATAAGATGATTTGTTGTACCTACATAAAATGGCTCACATACGATTATTGTTTCATTAAAATTATCAATTAGCGATGTTGCATCAAATGGGAGAATGGAGTTATAATAAAGAATGGAAACATCAAATTCCTCACATGCCCTCATCACTGCTTCGCATATTGGACCGTAGCACACAATAGTTGCAAGCCGACCCTCTTTAACGATAGCAGCACGCCCTGGTTCACAATCAAAAGACACTGAGTTTTCGCTTTCGCTCAGTCTGAAATACTTTGGAATACTTGATTTGTAAAATGACTTCAAAAGACAATCAAATTCATGAGATGTTCCGGGAACAAAAATATTGATATTAGGTATACTCAATAGGCTTTGAATATCTCCAGGGCAATGATGCGTACATCCAAGCCCAGCGTAGTCATATGACGCTCCTACACTAATAAAATTTCCGTTTAGCTCTTGGTACCCAAAATCCACCTTTATTTGCTCCAGGGCTCTTTCGACCATAAATGGAGCTATCGTATGAATAAAAGGTATCATCCCGCCACGAGCCATTCCAGCTGCCAAGCTTACAGTTGCCTGTTCCAATATGCCTATATTGTAAGCCCTATTTGGGATATTTTTTAATTCGTCTCGAAAGCCAAATACTCCAATATCTCCTAGCAATAACACAGAGTCGATATCACCATGAAGTATTTCTTTCATTGATTTAACAAATTGTTTTCTCATTTTATCCTCCATGCACTTGGCGTTGCATGAGATGTATCTTCATGTTTGGATTCCAATAGCAAGCCATACCGGCTACGTTTGAATTGATACAGACTATCTCTTTGCCTTTTGATAGCAATAGACACTCAATTATTGTATCACGACCATGCTTTATCTTGTCCTGACCATGAACTATATGACAGAGAGGCTTTGGAGAATCTATCTTCTCGCACCGCAAGTCAGTGTGATAGTAACAGACATTTGGGAACGCATTGTATATTCCCATGATTGCTTCAAGACTGTCAGACGCTACAAATATTTTCTCATAGCTGTTCTGCTGCTGTATTTTGCTGATCTTATCTATCAAAAGTGGAAGATTTGTAAATTTATAGTCCGTACTTCTAATATGGACGGACACTTGACTGTCGTTTTTAAGATTAACTTTAGCAAACTTTTTAACCTCATTCATTATGACTGGAAGAGGCTTGACGTATTTGTCAAGCATTGCTTTTATCTCCAATCTATGTGCAAGAAGATCATCTCGGTCTGCTATCATGTTCCACAGCTTTAGTCTGTAGTCATGAATGACTGGCCGTGTCATAACATAATTCTCTAAGAAGAAGTTTGCAGTTGAAGTAAGCTGCGAAACCTCAAATACTTCACCTTCCGGCTTTCCGTCATTGATTGGCTTGAAATAGTGACTCCAGGGATTTTCTGGTCCATCTCTATAAAGAAACTTTTCACCTATATTAATGATAGGCTTCATTTCATTTAGTTCACAGTACTTAATATTGTCTATGATCTGTAGCAAACTGGAGAACATGCCGTATTCTCTTGTATTAATAATTAGACTTTTAGATGCTTTCATATAGTTCCTTGATCATGTCTTCGCATTCAGTAGCACTGGGAGATTTATGGTGCCATTCTGGATTGCTCTCCATGCACTTTATGTCTTTGCCTTTTATCGTATGTGCAAGAATGAAATGTGGCTTCTCTGTATCTGTTTTACTAAGAACCTTGGATATGCTATCTATATCATGACCATTTACTTTGCTACATATCCATCCAAAAGACTTAAACTTCTCAGATATATCGCCTATATCTAAAGCTCTGTCGGTTGAATGATTGTGATCTAAGATGCAACAAAAGTTGTTAACCTTTTGATGGCTGGCAAGAAGAGCAGATTCCCAAATTGTGCCCTCGTTTGCTTCCCCATCGCCAATAATTGTGAATACTCGTCCACCTATTCCTTTAATCTTATTGCTCATAGCTAGACCAAGAGCAAAAGGCATTCCGTGACCAAGAGATCCAGTTGAGCACTCTACATTTTTTAGCCTGCAGGAAGGATGACCACCCAGCTTTGAATCAAATTTGCAGAAGTTACTGAGGTCTTCTTCAAGCAATCCAAAATGGTCTAATATTGCGTAAAGACCGATTGATGCATGACCTTTGGAAAGGACAAACCTGCCATTGCCACCGACTACATGATCTTTATAGATTACGTATAGTAGATCAATTATGGATAGCGCGCTTGGCACATGCCCTTCCTTGTTCGCACTACAAGTTAATAATATCTTTTTTATAACATCTTTTTTATGAAACATTAGTCGCCTTACTTTTGATAAGCATTTATCGATTATAATAGATGGGCAAAAAGTAATGAATGATAATTATTTTTGCACTTCTTGTCTCCAATAGCCAAATTTTAACTTTTCAAAATTATATGATTTATTTTTCATTTCATTTATTTTTAATGATAGAAAACTCTCACTGATTTCATCATATTCATTTATAAAAAGTACTGGCAAATCTGAATACAAATCCTCAAGTCTTCCAGAACGTTTTAGTATGGGTATTCTTTTTAGATACAATATTTCCCAAGTTCTGTGACAATCAATACCGTTGCCAGGTGGACTGAGCATGAATGCATGGTTCAGCATCTTGGCGTAATAATTATCTTGATAAATATAGCCTCCACTATGCTCAACTGTGCACCAATCGCTAGTTGCAAAAATTCCGTAAGGCTTTTGCCTTTCAATTGGATTTGTTCCTATATTGTGATTAATATACAACAATTTGCTTGGTTCAACATAGCACTTTTCATTTGACAAACTTAATATGGTTTGTTTTTTATTTATGGCATTTGGTACGTAGTCATTCTCTAATCCGATTGGTATAGGGTTAAACTTCATGGATTTACATGTTACGTTTTGCCCATACCATTTTGGAAATTTATGGGAATAATTTACAAATTTTTCGTCAACAGGTATATCTCCATTATGAGTAACTATATTGACATCAGAAGAATTGATCTTTATAAAACTAAAAGCATCATCAATTTTTAAGAATTTTGTCTTTTCAATATCCTTAAATTTATCTCCCCATATAAGATCATCATATTTAATACTAAAATTAAACATCGCGCAATATTAACTCCACCAGTCTATCAATAGACCCCTTATGCTTACTATATGGTCTTATAGAATGACAGTCGTAGTAATGCCCCTTGAGCAAATCTTCATCTCTCCATCCCCATTTTATTCTATCTATTCTGTGACACTCGTGAGGCCCACAGTCCCTAAACTTTCTTACTATTCTTGACTGGTCATGATATGAGTTAATCATTCTGCTAGACCACATTTCATCAGCGCCCCAGTGTGGTAGTTTATTTGATAAACCGCTTGGAATATGATCATGGTAATTATCTTTCCAAAAACCTATATTAACGTACTCTTCAAAAGTACTTGGTAGATTGAGTATTTCTTTAAATGTTTTTCCTTTTGCTACATTGTAGCAGCACAGATAAGTTATGTGCGGATATTTTTCTCCTGGATCTGAATTCAAGTGAACCCATGTGTCGTCAGGAACGTCATTAAGCCATTCTGTGAAGTATTTTTTTGATATGGGGATCATATCTATATCAGATGTCATCCAGGTCGAATCAGGATCTGTGCAAGGAATCCAGTATCTTGATATTTGACATTGAGTATTAACAGGAATTCCGTCAAGTATTGGCATTTTTATTACATTGCCGTACTCGGTAGTTGGACTTCCGTTCCCAAAATACAATAAAACAGGTTCTATATTAAACTTTTTGCGCCATATCTTTGAAACTATAGGCCAAAAATCTAAATAAAATTCTTTATCATCCGATGCGTGTATTACCTTATCTATTTTCATCAATCTCTCCTACGAGTATGTGCCACAATTTGAGGAGTACCTCTTAGCTCTGAATTACCCCATTCAGTGATGTCTTCCATGCAAGATACCTTATACTTTTTACAAATCAAGCTCAATAAAGACTGATCGTGCCTATGCTCTTTGAAGGACGGATAATTAGGAGAAACACTTGGAGAAACAAATTCGTCTGCTACCATGTGGAAATTACTAATTAACCTTTGCCATTCATGCATAAGAAAATAAGAAAAGTCATTCTTCTTACACAAAAAAAATGTACTCATGATTTGCTTTGTGTTAGTATATTCGGGTGTATCACATCCAATTTCTATGAAGCAATCTCTTTTGTTCCAGTCTTTTTCAGAATGCGCAAGATTAAAACATAAACAATCATTATAAGATTGATTTAATTTTTCAAAAATTGGAGACATCGAATGTATAAAATGACATCCAGAATCAGAATACATTAATATGTCTTCTCTATTAATGATATCTAAAGTTTTTAATATAATTTGAGGCTTCCAGACCCAATATCCTGCACCTCTTGTATATTCAAAATGTTTTTTATGATTTCTTCTAAAATCATCTGAAAGTGAATCTAGTCGGTAATTTATAACCTGGTCAAAACCTGCTATTTCTAAGCCTGTTTTACTATTAAGCTTTTGCGCATTAAAATAACCACCATTGGGGTTATTTTGAGCACAATTGGTTCCTATAGCTGCATAATTTATTAAATATTTAGTCATAATAATCTTACAATTTTTCGACAAATAAAAATATGCTCATTAGAGATTTTACAAAAATGTACTGCATTAACTTGCCTCGCAGAGTTGATCGCAGACAACATGCAAAAGAAGTATTTCAAAAATTCAATCTTAACGTCAACTTTGTAGATGCAGTTGATGGGAGAACTCTATCAAATACTGGTGACATTAAGCCTGGAGAGGCTGGCTGCTGCCTTTCGCACAGAAAAGTATTAGAAATGATAATAGCAGACCCATCTATAGAAACTGCTCTAATAATGGAAGATGATGTAGAGTTTGACAGGAATGTAGCTATAAGGTTTGCCCAATACGTCAAAGGAGTTCCGTCTGACTGGCAGCTTCTATATCTGGGCGGCAGTCATAGAAGTAATCCTGTACAAAAAATAACCCCACATGTTCATAAGCTAAAAAAAACCTATACAACACACTGCTACGGCATCAAAAGAGAAGCTGCAGAAAATTTAATAAAATTCTTTGCCGATGACAGAATATTTAAAAAACCTGCGGATCTGCACTTGGCAGACTTCCAAAAACAATATCCATGCTATGGATTTATGCCCAGTATAGCATGGCAAAAGGCTGGATATTCAGATATTAGAGAAGATTTTAAAGACTATAAGCATATAAGATAATGTAGGAATCTAACTTTACATAATGTAATTATAAAGATGATAAAAATAAGCAGCCAAAATTTTACCAAAAAAGCAGCATCAATTGTAGATGCACTACACAACGACTGTATTTCACTCATAGAGCAATTAGGGAAATTTGGAATCGTAACTACACCAGGCGCAGCAAAAGGCGTCGAATCTTCAAATCCTTGGGCAAAGCAGTGGAAATGTCTAGCAGAACAGGCAAAAGAAGCAGAAAATGCAGAATTGTTGCAAAAATTCAAGAATACACTTATAGAGGCATTGGATTATAAACAAAAAAATCCAGGAATGAAAGGTGTTAATTTTTCTCAACTAAGTTCTGCATCGGAGCTTTTACCCCTGATACAGTCTATAGGATCTAAGTAATAATTAGCAATGAGCTATAAGCATAGTGATTAGGCTAGCCAAAGACAAGCCTAAAACTGTACCAATAATAAAACCATGCATCCATGAACATGCATCATCAATTATACTATTAGATGGCATGTTTTTTTCTGCTGCTGTAATTGCAGCAGCTTTTGCTTTCATATTCTTATGCTTTAAACTGGTTTTGCTAGCTGAGTTTTTCAAGTAGAATTCTCACTTTCATTTTTTCCATTAACTCGCCAAGACTAAGAATCTTTTTCATAATTTCACTATGCTTATGACTGTTAAACTTGAAAGATACTCCAGATTGATTTATACTCCAAACATCAAACCATTTCTGATAACTATCATCCATAGATTTAATAGCAACATCAAAATATACTTCCTGCTCAGATTGTGAGCGAGTAATACCTTCCTCCCCAGAAGGCTCTACTGTATTGTCAGTGGCAATTATTTTATAAGCCCAGTTGTACACATGGTTATCAAAATTTGTATGCATGTAAGCAGAGACCTTAACTCCAATCCCACAACTGGTAGTATCTGATATTGCTTCTAAACGAATAGTTTGCTTACTTTTGAAAATAGTAAACTTCCAGCCATCAACTATTGATTCAATTGGCTCAGGCTTCTGATATTCATCCCAGTGGAAATTGCTATAATTATTTTTAGTTGCAAAACTTTTCCAAATCTGCTGTATATTCTTGGTGTTATTGTTCTTTGACTTTGCCATACCTATTTTTATGCAGAAGGCATTCCTTGCAGTATACAATTGTTGAAGATTTCCAAATTTAAATGCATACAAAAAGCAGGCAGTCCATATTTAGTTCTTTTAGCGGGAATATTTACCCATGCTTTTGGAAAAATATGCACATCTAAATCTGCATATTCTGCCAACGTATTTTTACAAGGAAGAAATATTACAGATTTACTGGAAGTCCATTGTTTGCCTGAAGGCATATGCCAAAGATTAAAACAAGAAGTTTGCCAAGAATCTTTTGGATGGATACCGCTTATTCTGTAAGATCTAATCATTTCAACACGATATGGCTCATGACTTTGTAAATGGTTCATCCATACAAGAACTTTATCTTTACTTGCATTCTTCATAACATGCATAAGTCTTGTCATGAGAAATCGAGCAGGATGCGCAGAATTAGCACCTGAAGATAGACATACCGACTTCAATATCAACTTAGACCTATCTCGTTCTGATATAAACTCACTTCCTATGTTTTCATATATGTGAGACTCAATAGATTTAATTGAACTAAAATTGACAGGTTCAGAAAAGAACTTATCTATTTTTTGGTAATTAATATTACTGAGAAATTTTAGCATGAAAGCTCCAGATACACATATATCGAACGTCATTGACAAGATTTCTGCACTTGGCCTGTACCAGATACACGGCTGGCCCCTTAATAAATGGAAAAAAATATTATTAGCCAACAACTGTGATATTGTTATTGAATGGCTAGCTTTTGCTGAAAAAATAATTGCGGTAAAAAGGCCATGGACTCCCGAATATAACAGAATAGAAATGCAAAAAGAACTCGAATTATTCCCAAAAAGACTCGAGCTCTGCCATATGGCTTATAAATATCAAGAAAACTCAAACGATATTTCTTGAACTAATGTTATAATTTTTCTCTACCAAGATTGTGTCTATATTTTTTATCATTTCAGATATTTTTATAAATTCTGATAATAAAATTAAAAGATTAGCTCCACTAAAAGAAATCTGCTCTCTTGGAGAAAAAATGGTATAATTACCATTACTAACTTTTATATCCAATTCAGATATTTTTGAAATTTTTTCAAGAGCGTACATAGTGACGCTTTTTTCAAATATATCAAAATCTAAATTTGAGCTATCACACCAATCCCATATGTCATGGGTATTTTTAATATTTACCATATTTTCGGGACGTGCAGAAGGAATAGCGCTCCATATATATTGTATATGCCCATTAATCATATCTATATATTTAGAATTTCTATCCCAGTCATGAATCATAATCTAATTCCCTCGCCTGGATTCGAACCAAGACAAGAACCTTCAAAGGGTTCCGTGCTACCGTTACACCACAAGGGATCACATCATCCTATGCATATTCTATCGACGTGCAAACAGGTAAATAAAAAGAAAAAAATAAACAATAGAAGAAAACATTATGAATTGGTTCCAAAAAGCATCACAAAAAATATCTTATACCGGAGTAATCTTGGATGAGCAAAGCCACAACTTGCTATTAGACAAGATGTCTACTTTCATCCCAGGAAGCTGGAAGAAATATGCACATCATATGACGATCAATCTGGGACCAGCTAAAGATCCAGAAAAAATAGGCAGCAGCATAAAGCTTGTGGCAACACAATGGGCCAAAGATGAAAAAGCCTTAGCAGTCATGGTCGAAGGGCTACCAGTGAAGGACGGGAGAACTCCCCATGTTACAGTTGCAGTCAATGTTATGGATGGGGGAAAACCTAAAGACAGCAACAATCTAAAATCCTGGCAGCCAATTAGCGAACCGATTATTTTACATGGTGTGATTAAAGAAGTCGCTATGCAGTAATGAAATTATGCAATGTATGATATAAGCCTTGAGACATCAAATCTTGAGGCTTTATTCGCTTACCTTCAAAGTAAATTCTCATAAGATTATTTCTTATTTGGTCTAGACTTTTTATTTTATGCCCAAAGAATTCTGATGCGCTTCTGCGCCTGTTAAAATTAAACTTGCCTATCTTTTCAAATTCATCTAATCTGGTGCTGCATACGAAACCAGCATGCACATGATGTTTGAAAGAGACGCACATATTAGTATGTTTTATTCTGGCAAGATTCTTATCTACAATTGATTCCATTTGCCATATAGGAACATTTTCTATGCCCAAAAAGGAAAGCTTAGCCAATTGCAATGGCATCATCCATGGCCAATTACTATAAGATCTTTTGCCTTCTTCATGTTTTATTATTTTTAAAAATCCACTACCTGATGTTTTTAGTTTTTTCCATCCGTAATTAGACTTAGAAAGTTGAAGATAAATGTTGTTAGCAGCAACTTCCGAAAGAGCTTTCTCTAAATCCGAGCCGGATTGACTAGGGAATACGCAATCTGGCGGGATCATATTTTCTTCAGCAGATGAATCATCAATTAAGATAGGGCATGGCAAGAAATCGTCTTCAGCAAACATAACTAGTTCAGCCTTGTTTTCATTAATGAATGATGAGACTAACCCACCAGCACTACCTTTTTTCCACTCGTTTTTATTAACGCTTGATCGAATTACGCGATCATAAAAAGGCGCAAGTTTATCAATACAGCCTAAATCAGAACCATCATCAAGTAGGACAAATTCATTTACAAAAGGAAAGTAATGCCTGGCCAATTCTAAATGAACTTGAGCAAAATAAGGCCTATTCCAGTGCAAAATACCATATGATACCTTCAATTCATTACCTCTTGTGCAAATTTTTCAAATGTTGCTCTTAAACCAATTGTTTTTAAATCTTCAAGTTTAATCTCTGGCTTATTGAGCAACCATTTTTCCAAAAACTTTTTATTGAAATCATCTATTGTAGAAAATTCTTCTTCTTTTCCAATTGAAGTAACAAAAGCCTTTGATTGCTCATTTCTAATAGCAGCTTTTTCTGTTTTTTCTGTATATCGCATGTCTTTCTTTGAAAATGGCAGACCAACATGCACGAACAACCTCTTGTCTGCACACCAATTCCAATTTCCTTTACCATAATTATCAGTCATCCATTTGTTTAAATGACTCTCAACCTTCCACATGCCTGCACTTTTTGGCAAACTTAAAAATCTAGCATTGCTAGATTTCATCATCCATGGCCAATTGCTATAATAAAATCTTGTTTTTTTTGCATGATCTATTTGATGCCACTTTATTGCATTGGACCTAGTTTTTCCTGTAACTGGTACTCCCTTCCATCCACAATGATCCCGAGATGGCTGAACCATTACTGCCTGCTGCACATTGAATAAAAATACTGCATCAGCCATAACATCTGGTCCATTTTCTAGTCTTGCATCTGGATATGTCCCATTTTCGTAAAAAGAATTATCATCTATACCATTTGGCCATAAAAAGAAGTCATCTTCGGAAAAGCTGACAAAAGTACCCTTACACTTTGACAATGCTGCTCGTATAGTATTGGAAGCAGAACTTTCTTTCCATTCAAACTTATGGTTAGGCTGAACATATACGATATCTGCACCAATATTGGAGATATAGCTTAAAACCTCGGAGTCTGATCCGTCGTCAGCTATAATTATTTGAGATACTGAAGGGCAGTATGTTTTTATAAGCTCAATATGAGTCTTCAAAAGCCAGGGACGATTATAATGAAGAACAACATGGCTAATCATTTTTTATTCCTCAATAAAGATATGCCAAAATCCATATATTTTTTTACCGACATTTTAATGTGCAAGTCGCTATTGTCAAAGTTTATAATTGGCTTTTTAATACTGTTTATATATGAATTGGCAACTTCTTGAAGGCTTATTGCTGGAGGGTCTTTAGGATTTGCCTGCTCTCCACGCCATATTGTATCACCTATTTGATATCCTCTACCTCTAACTATTTCTTGAGTACCTCCAGAATTAGTATGTATAACCTGTTTACCAGCCATAATGCTTTCAACAACAGAATTTGGGCACCAATCTATCCATGCCAAATGAACCGTACCAACACAGCCAGCTATATAGCCTGCTAGTTGCTGCCTATTTAAATCGCCAACGTATTTAATTAACGGATGACTTATATGATAGTCTGGAGGTCCAGAAACAACAAGATAGTGATCATTAATGCCAGACTCCAAAAATCCTTCAACTGCTTCCTTAAGTCTTTTGTGTCGTCTCCATTTACATAAGGCTAAGAAGTATGGCTTGTCAAGCGCAACCGATGAAGCATTAAACTCAGATGGATCGCATCCGTTGTAGATAATTGCGTTAGGATGTGAACGCTTGAAATTTAATATTTTACATCCCAAGTCTTTGCAATACTGGCTTTGATATATTATACCATCAGCAGCAAACATAGAATTTAAAATACTACGATTTCTGCTTTGGGTTAATAAAGTTCCGTCAAAATAAACTCCATCTAATCTTTTTATGTTTATTTTTGAATATTTATTTGGATTATTTATATAAAAATGGATACTAGAACGCTCTCCCCCACGCACAATGGAATATCCCTCTTCTCTTAAGCCTTCTCGAACACGCTGAAAAAACTTATGCTTACCGCTTGAATCATTATCTGGAAGATCAAAACTAACTGATATTTTATTTTCTGAGTTATGATCAACTATCAAGTTTTTTTTTAAGTTTTCTTGATCTGATTCTATTTTAAATACCATAATATTTTGAGGAATATATTTTGGTATTTTTGGCACATTACTCAATAAGCCATTTGATATTTTGTCAGATAAATCGCGGCGATATTTAAATCCTAAAGCCTCTATCTTTTTAATCCAATACTCTTTTGGCTGACAATTAAAATGATACACCCCTTCCTGTCCTGGCTTGGCAGCAGTTATAACTATCATGCGAGAAGAGCTATTTGCAAGATTCTTACAAAAATTATCAGCTTGCTCTGGAAGTAAATGCTCGGCAACTTCGATAGACACTGCAGCGTCATATTTACCCCAACTATTAACTTCTGCAACATTACCAAACTTAATTGAGTCTGCTACTTCGACAGCAAGATGAGGCTTCGCTGCGTCATATCCTATTTCTATACCACATAAATTTTCCACCCCATGAGCCTTAGCTCCGGCGAGAAAAGATCCTATTCCACAACCAAGATCTATCACAGAAGTAAGACCAAGCTTCATGGTAACATATTTGCCAATAGAAAAATTATACTCATGCTTTCCTCCGACACGTTTAGCAAAAAAATCTTCTTGATAAAGGTCCTGTGGAGATTTAGCAGCTATTGGAGCTGCCTCTTCGTTAGATATTTTCTGTTTACCATTCATAATTTTTGCACTTGCATCATAAGAAGAAAGTCTTATGCACTCTGATGTGTCTACTTTCCTTATTTCGACAAGACTCATCAACTCGCTTGAAAGTCTTTTGTTATTCTCTTTTTTCCATTTACTTTTGTGCATTTGATGTTCGTGTTGCCTATATAGTGCAACAGGAGAATCCAAAAAGCATATAGAAAAATTGTGATTAAAGACTCTAGCCCACATTTCCCTATCACTCTTACACTTCAACATCTCGTCATACAGGCCAATTTTATCGTGAATAGATTTTTTCAACATTACGCCTTGAGGATGGATGTATTTCCAGCGCAATGGATCATATTTATGCTTTATCCATTTGCTACGCATTTCATTTTCCCATCTGCCTCTTTTGGAAAAATTGTAAGCCCAACCATGGACAAGGTCATGACCTTTCATTATTTTGTTAACACGTAAGCTAATAGAGTCTGGCATCAACATGTCGTCTGCGTCCAGCATGCATATAAAATCACCGTTTGCGCACTTTATGCCAACATTCTTGGCTGTTGAATAACCGTAATTACTATTTAGCCTCACAAGCCTAACCTTACTATATTTGTTGATATAAGATTCAACAACTGAGCAACCATCGTCAGAAGACCCATCATCTACAACTATCATTTCTAAATCGTCATAATTTTGAGTGACTACGCTTCGTATACAATCTCCTATATACGCTTTATAGTTAAATAAGGTGGTAATTACTGATACTTTCATTCTGCTGAAATGATTGGATGAGGTGTTATTTTCCACATATTACGCCTCCTGCGAGCCTCAGAGATAACTTTATGCCATTGAGCCCTAGAAGGCTCTGTATGGCCTATGGAGTCTTTCCTGCCTGTTCTCCAAAGGTAGCACGGCCTGTCAAGAAATAGGCCATCAGCAAGCTCCTCAAGCCTATATCCCATATACTTGTCAACTGCACATTTCATGTTCTGCGCCCAAACTTTGTCCAATCTTTCTATTCGCTTAGAGAATGTCCTAAAATGACTGTAGCAATGCTTGTTTCGCTGACCTTCATTAAGCAAATTGCTGTTCGGTGGAGGGCATGAGCTAAAACCCTTGCGCATTGGCTTTAGATTAAAGTCAGCAGTCATAAATTGAGTATATATGTATCCAATATGAGGATATTTCATATATTGCTCCATGACTGAACTGACAGCACCAGGAAGCAATGCATCATCTGCGTCTAAACAACCGAAAAAATCACCCTTAGATATATCAAAAGCAATTTTAAGACAATTTCCATAATATTGTCTTGTACTGTTTCTTATATATTCTACTTGTATGTCTTTATTAGCCAGTTTTTGAGCATATTTAGAAAATTGATCACCTGTACCGTCTGTACTGCAATCATCAACAAAAGATACCCTTAAAGGTCTATAATCTTGCACTAATACACTTTCCATCCAAGTGTCTAAGTACGACAAATTATTATAGCTTGCTGTTAATAGTGTAAAAATGGAGGTCATGGACCCAAAGTCCTCGAAAAATAGAATAATGAATATTGATACATTTACTTATACATTAGATATCGACAGAGTAGGTCAACTAAATTTGGGATTGTACCAAATAACTCCAGAGCAATTCTGTCATTTTGCACAAAAGCTTGGACAGCTTAAGGCGCCAGCGCAAATGATATCCGCCAACGGCTTTGCAAAAACCATGCGTAGTTCTTTTGAGCATAAGGACAAGATTCTTAATTTACTTGCAGAAATGGGAGCCAAAGAGAACAGGACTGGAACTTTTGCAGTCCCACAGTCATTCAGGCCAAACGATGATGTTATCATTCAATTAAAATCTTTTGAATTAGGCCAAATACATATAAACACCAACAAATTCAGCGCCATATTCTATAGCATAACACGCAATATATTTAAAGATCATTTCAGAGCAAGTGGAGAAAACGATTTTTTCATATCTTCAGTAAGTAAAGATTTATTTCAACAGTATATACAGGCTCTAAAAAGAAGTAATTTTAATACTACAGCTTTAGAGCCAGTCATCACAAAATTGCCAGAAGGTAGCACTGCAGTTATAAATCCGATAGTCAGAGCAACAGAATCTGATAAATCTG